GCTATGGAAACATTATTACTTAAATGTCAACCAGGTATGGAAAAAGCAACAGGATTAAAATTATATCCAGCATATACTTATGCAAGAATATATAAAAAAGGTGATGAGTTAAAAAGACATAAAGATAGATTTAGTTGTGAGATATCTACTACTATGAATTTAGGTGGCGATGACTGGCCAATATACTTAAGCCCTAATGAAAATGTAGGTGCACCAGATGGCAAGAATATTACAGCAGCTAGTAAAGCAAAAGGAGTTAGAGTAGATTTAAAACCTGGTGATATGCTAGTTTATAGAGGTGTTGAGTTAGAACACTGGAGAGAAAAATTTAAAGGTAAAGAATGTATACAGGTATTTTTACATTACAATAATCGTAAAACTAAAGGATCAAAAGATAACATGTTTGATAAAAGACCACACTTAGGATTACCATCTTGGTTTAAAAGATAATGGCAAGAATAAAATTCCTCAATTTTACACCAAGACCTAAACCAAAAAAAAGACCGAGGAGACATAAAAAAAATTTAAATAAATCAGAAAAAAGAATGCAAAAAAAATATAGAGGACAAGGTAGATAATGGCAACAACAGACGCACCAAATACTACGACATTACCTGAAGCGGCTATTCAGCCGACAATGACAGAACAAGATAAAAGTCGTAAGGTAATATCATTAGTAGATACTTTATTAACAGCACCAGTAGCTCCTAAGGGAACTGAAGTAACACCTACTTTACAACAGGTACAAACTGGTGAAGTTATGGGAACTGCTGGAGTTCAAGGAACAGTTGCAGCTGCTCAACCAACAGCTGGAGTTATTCCTACTATCACTGCAGCAACAGCACCAACAGCAACTACTGCAACAGGACCAACAACAGCAACTCCTGCAAGTATGACAGCAGCTACAGTCGCTGGAGCTACA